AATCAGCTACTGGTGAAACGTCACTATATGCTGTAAGATTCGGGATGGATGGATTCCACGGAGTTGCTCCAACAGGAAACGGATTAATCAAATCATGGCTGCCCGACTATAAGACAGCGGGAGCAGTTAAGACCGGAGAAGTTGAAATGGTTGCGGCGGTTGCCTTGAAAGCTACCAAAGCGGCGGGAATTTTCAGAAAAATTAAAGTTAAGTAGGAGGTGCTTTAAATGGCTGTAATAAAATCACCAAATCAGGAATATACAGGGACAAGTGCCGGGGTATATTTTGTTAACGGAGTCGGAAACACTGACAACGAAAATTTAATCGAATGGTTCAGGGATCGTGATTATGAAGTGGAAATTGATGCTGAAGTTAGCACTGAAGAAGACTCGGGAGAAAAAAAGATAAACGATTTGGAGAAAACGGAAGAAATAGGAAAAGATGAAAAAGAAGTAGAAGATGAAAAAGAAGTAGAAAAAGCCAAAAAACCAAAGAAGTAGGTGCTGGGTATGGATTATGTGGAAAATATCAGGGAAGACGTGGTAAAAACATTAAAGTCGGTAGGCTATGAAGTCGTAGATGCCGACTTATTTTTGTTGGAACAGAGTATTGAGAAAGTTAAATCATATATTAAAAACAAGACTAATCAGAATAAAGTTCCTGAAGGACTGAAATACATCTGGATTGACAGGAGTACAGGTGAGTTTTTAAATTTTAAGAAATCACTGAATCAGCTTAACCTGAATGGATTGAATTTTGGCCGTATGGCGAAAGAAATAAGTGAAGGCGATACAAAGGTCGTCTACGAGGATACAAAGACAACGGGAGATAAATTTGAAGTTTATATGATATATCTTATGACAAGAGGGGAAGACGAACTCTTGAGATATAGGAGGATAGTATGGTAGATGAGTTGAAACAGGCAAGAGAAGCCATCCAGTCAATGTGGACTGGGATATGTAATATATTTTGGTTTAAGAATTCTAAAAATAAGTATGGTACAGTTGTTACTGAAGTTAAGGAACTTTACAGGAATATACCGTGTCGACTGAGTTTTAAGAATATCAGTCAGACAGAGCAGACTGAAAGTGTGGCTAAGGCATCTCAAGTTGTAAAACTGTTTATCGCTCCTGAGGTTTATGTCCCTCCGGGCAGTGTAATTGAGGTCACTCAAAACGGAATTACAAGGAAATACAAACATTCAGGAGTATCAGCAGTTTACACTAATCATCAGGAAATAATACTTGATGTGGAACAGGAGAAAGCGTAATGGCAAGCAGTAAAATAGAAGTTCAGATAGATGGATTGAAAGATTTTCAGAAACTTTTGCAGGAAATGAAAGCAGAAGAGGAAAGGTTCATGACAGAAACTATAAAGGAACTTGCTGCAAGACTTCTCAGAAAAGTAATTAAAAGAACTCCTGTAAGTTCTCCTAATTTTGGGAATGCAACATATAAGAGGGACAATAAGAAAAAAGGCATAAAAAAAGGCGACACCATATACAATAAGAATGGAAAGGCCAGAGTTTTGAAAACTAAGACAGTGACGTATAAAAAAGCTGGAAAGACCATCTCAAAGACTTATGGCGGACAAGGTGGAACTTTAAGGAGAAACTGGACTGTATCTGACGTAAGAAAAAACGGAGGTAACTATGAGATAGAGGTTTCAAATTCTACTGAATATGCAAGCTATGTTGAATATGGCCACAGGCAGACTCCAGGAAGATATGTCCCAGCGATTGGTAAGAGGCTTAAAAAGTCTTGGGTAAAAGGTAAATTTATGCTAACTATCTCTGAAGAAGAACTGAGAAAAGAAGCTCCTGCAGTTATAAAAAGAAAAATATCGGAGTGGCTCAAGAAGTTAGGAGGATAGCAATGTTAAATGAAATTGTGAATGCAATAAGCCTCAGGCTGTCAGAAAGCTTTGGTGGGATAGATGTGCATGTAAATGAACTTGAACAGGGCTTTGAGGAACCCTGTTTTTTTATCGACCTGCTAAATCCCAGCGAAAAACAGATTGTTGGGAACAGATACTTGAGAAGTTATTTGTTTGATATTGCCTATTTCCCAAGAAATAACAGTCAGGTTGAGATTTTCGATGTACTTGACAAGATGCACGATGTGCTTGAATACATAAAGCTTGAAGATGGAACTCTTATGAGAGGACTGAACAGGAATACTATGGAGGAGGATAATGTGCTGCATTATTTTGTGACTTATGAGATGTTTATTTATAAGGCAGGAGATAGTAGCAATAACGCAAAAATGGGAAAAATAGAACTGAATATGAAACTGAAGGAGGAAAAGAATGGCGGATAATAATAACTCAGAAGAAAAAGCTGTGGCTAAGGAAGAAAAATATATAAAAAGTCAGATTGTAGGATCTGACAGATACAGAAACAGAGCAGACATTCTGAATGTACTACTTGAAGATAATACGGATTATACACTATCTGAAATAGATAAAAAATTAAAAGAATTTTTAAGTAAGGAGGTTAAATAATGGCATATGGTGGAGGTACATGGCTTGTACAGAATAAAGTTTTGCCAGGAACATATATCAACTTTATAAGCAAAGAAAGGGCTGAACTTGTATTCTCTGACAGGGGATATGCAGCACTTGGCGTGGAACTTGACTGGGGAACTGATGGAGAAATATTCAAGGTTGAGAATGGAGATTTCATTGAAAACTCGATGAAATATTTCGGTCATTCATATGATTCAGATAAACTGAAAGGACTTAGAGATTTCTACAAGTATGCCCAAACAGGATACATTTACAAGCTTAATACGGGCGGTGCCAAAGCGTCAAATACATTTGGAACAGCAAAGTATACTGGAGAAAGAGGTAATGATATCAAAATATCGGTACAGGCAAATGTGGATAACGCTTCACATTTTGACGTCATAACTTTTGTTGATGGGGAAAAAGTGGATGTTCAAACAGTTGCCACTGCAAAGGATTTAAAAAACAACGACTTTGTAATTTTTAAATCAGATGCAACTCTTACGGCAACAGCGGGGACTCCTATGTCAGGAGGTACAAACGGAACTGTAACAGGTTCATCACATCAGTCATTCCTGGATAAAATTGACAAATATTTCATAAATACCTTGATATGCAACTCAAATGAGAAAACAATCAAGGATTTATACGTACAGTACACAAAAAGGATGAGGGACAGGGTAGGAGCAAAATTTGTATGTGTCGTTTACCGTGCAACAGATCCTGATTACGAAGGTGTTATCAATGTAAAAACGAAGACGCTGGATTCGGATTTTCCTGAAAACTCGGCAGTTTACTGGGTTGGAGGGGCTGAGGCTTATTGTGCAGTCAACAGAAGTTTGACGAATACAAAATATAACGGAGATTTCAAGCTTGAAGTAAATGAAACTCAAACAGAACTGGAGCTCGCTGTGAAGGCAGGATATTTCATATTTCATAAAACTGGAGATGAGATAAGAGTGCTAAAGGACATCAATTCTTTTGTATCGTTTGTGAAAAGGAAGAACAGGGATTTTTCATTTGCACAGGTTATAAGAGTGCTTGATCAGATAGCGATAGATGTAGCAACAATATTCAATGGAACGTATCTCGGGTCATCTAATAACACCTCATATGACAGGAATGATTTAAAAAAAGATATAGGAAAACATCATGAAACCCTTGAAGATTTAAGGGCAATAAGGGATTTTAATGAGGAGACGGATATAACAGTCGTTGAAGGTGAAACAAGGGAAAGCGTGCTGGTTACAACAAACGTACGGCCAGTCGTTGCAATGGAAAAACTTTACATGAATGTAATCGTGAGCTAGAAAGGAGAGTGAGAATAGATGGCAGATACAGCTATCATGAAAGGTAAGGACGCCATATCGGGGAGCCTTGCCAAATGTTTTGTAACAATTGGGAACAGAAGATACAGTTTCATGCAGGCAATCAATGTTAAGGCTGAAATGGAAAAAAATAAGGTTGAAGTGCCAATTTTAGGAAAAACTGGAAAAGGTAACAAGGCCGCAGGATGGAAAGGGACAGGAAGTGCGACATTCCATATGAACACCTCTATTTTCAGGGAATTGTTACAGGAATACACCAGAACAGGAAAAGATGTATATTTTGACATGCAGCTTGTAAATGAAGATCCTACGGCATCAGTCGGAAAACAAACTATAATGCTTATTGATTGTAATCTTGACGGGGGAATAATTGCACTGTTTGATGCAGATGCGGATTATCTGGAAGATGAGTTTGATTTTACATTTGAAGACTGGAAGATAGTCGACAAATTTACAGATCTTGATGGAATGAAGTTATAGCAGGGAGTTTAAAGGCTCCCTTTTTAAATTATAAAAATAACAGGAGGATAATATAGATGAAGGATTTAAAATTTTTCTTAAGACAAAATGCGACATTGCCAAAAAATGAGGAGGTGGAAGTTACACAGAGATTCAAGGATGAAAACGGGAACCCTATAAAGTTTGAGATAAAGCCTATCTCAAATGAGCTGGACGACGAACTGAGAAAACAGAACACAAGGCAGGTAAAAAGGGCAAAAGGGGTATATGTACCTGAGCTGGATAACCAAGGTTACCTTGCTGATATGACTATAAGGGCAGTAGTGTACCCTGATCTGAATGATAAGGAGCTACAGGATTCATGGGGGGCAATGGATGCAAAAGAACTTATAAACGCTATGCTCTTACCAGGGGAATACAATGTGCTGCTTCAGGCAATACAGCAACTAAACGGATGGGATCTGTCACTTGATGACATCAAAGAAGAAGCAAAAAACTAATCGAGGCAAACATAGCAGAATATAACTATGCGTATTACTGTTTACATAAGCTTAAGATAAGACCAAAGGAGTTTGCCGAAATGGATATATATGAAAAGGGATTCATAATGGCCTGCATAGATTTGAAGGTCAAGAAGGAAAAGGAAGAAGAAAAACAGGCTAAAAGAAAGGCACGCCATAGAAGACGCTAGGAGGTGAGATTATGGCGACAATTCAGAACAGTATAGTGTTGAACGACAGAATGACTCAGACTTTTACAGCAATTAACAGAGCTATAGAATCAACAATAAACGCCATCTCAACTCTTGGTGGTAAGAATGTCAACATAAATACAGCAAACCTGATCAGTGCAAGGCAACAGCTGGCAATTGCTGAAAATGAAATGCAGAACATGGTAGGTACATCCCAGCAACTGAACAATAATCTGAGTAAAACTAAAGGAATAGTCGGAGAAATTGTCGGTAAACTTAAGACGGCATTCGGACTTGCGGCGGTTGTCATGGCGACGAAGAAGACAATAGAACTGTCAGATCAGAATGCTCAGATAACGGCAAGATTAAATCTTGTATCAGATGCACCTGAGCAATTAAAGAAACAGATATACCAGTCAGCGAATGACGCACGGGTCGCATATACGGATTCAATGAATCAGGTGGCAAAGCTTGGACTTCTTGCAAAGGATTCATTTAACAATACAAATGAAATTGTCAAGTTTACGAATCTTATGAACAAAGCATTCAAAGTTTCAGGAACCGGTGCACAGGAGGCAACGAGTGCAATGTACCAGCTGACACAGGCTATGGCCGCAGGAAAACTTCAGGGGGACGAATTCCGTTCGGTGATGGAAAATGCCCCTATGGTGGCACAGGCAATAGCGAAATATATGAATGTTCCCTTGGGGCAACTGAAAGAGTTAGGTGCAAAGGGTCAGATAACGGCAGATATAATCAAGAATGCGTTATTCAACGCAGGTGATGAGATAAATGAGAAATTCAAGACTCTGCCGTTGACCTGGCAGGATGTATGGGTACAGGCTAAAAATTTTGCGATAAGGCAACTGGATGGAGTGTTGCAGAAAGTGAATCAGGTGGCAAACTCAAAGGCATTCCAGTCTTTTGTGAATAGTGCAAAAATAGCCTTTTTCGGACTTAAGACTGTAGCCGAGGGAGTTTTTAACGGAATAGCGGCTGCAGGCAAATTCATAGCAGATAACTGGACGGCAATAAGCCCAATTATATGGGGAGTAACGGCAGCACTTATTACATATGTAACGTGGCAGGGCATCTCGGTTGCGATTGAATGGTTAAATGTGGCGGCTAAATTTGCATTGAATCTGGCCGTAACTATTTTGACAATGGCAAAGATAGCACTTACATTTGCGGTCAAAGGGTATACCGCAGCACAGACTATGGCTAATGCGACAGCATGGATGTTCCCGGGAACTTGGCTTGCGGCGATTATAATAGGTGTAATAGTTGCAATACTTGCATTGGCGGTAGCAATCGTACAATGGGCTACAGGTACACAAAGTGCACTTGAAACAATAGGAGGAATGTTCTACTGGCTCGGAGCGGCCATCTACAATATAGGGGTTGCTATCATGAATATTCTTATTATCGTAGCGACAGTAGTCATACTGGCTTTTATCCTAGTCGGAACTACAGTAGCAAATGTATTCATAGGAATATGGAATGTAGGAGTCTGGCTTGTGAATATACTCGTTCAGGCATGGTACTGGCTCGTCAATCATGCAGCGATGGCATGGGCTTGGCTCAAGGTAACAGTAAGTAATATTCTTAAAGGTATCTATAATTTTTTTGTGGAAATAGCAAACGGATTCATAAAAGGATACAATAAGCTCGGTAAAGGAGCTGTGGATACAGCTAACGGTTTTCAGGATGCATTTTTCAGTGCTATAAATGCAGTTGCTAAATTTGCACAGGACTTTATTAACGGGTTTCTTAAAGGACTTGCTGAAATAGGAAAAGTAATAGATTCAGTTGCAGGAACTCATTTTGGCAATGCGGGCTCAGTAAATTTCAGCATTAATAAAGGTGATAGGGCTACATGGAAAGATGTTGGGCTTCTTGAAAAGAAATCTTATGGAGATCCTAATGGCGTAGCTGTAGAACAAAAACAGGCCCCTCAATTTGATTATGCAGGGTTTATTGATCCTTCAGGAGCAATGAAAGGCGTAATGGACGGGGCAGAAAAACTTGCAAACGGAGAGTTTAAAGATTTAGGAAAAGCGTTTGATGATGGTAAAAGCGACACAAGGAAAGGAATACAGGGCATAACTGACACATTTAATGAATATAAGGACAAGTTAACGGGAAAAGATAAACCAGTTGGAAATGACGGAACTGGAAAAGATAAAAAAGATGGTGGAGGCGGAAAAGATCCGAATAACAAAAAAACTGCAGACAATACCAAAAAAATGGCAGACAAGATGGATGATATGGACGAGGACATGAAATATTTGAGGGATATTGCTGAAAAAGAGTATGTAAACAAATTTACAACCGCAGAGGTGAAAATAGATATGACAAACTATAACGATATTTCGGAGCAGGTGGATGCAGAAGATTTCATGGACAGGCTCGGAGAAAGAATAGCCGAACATGTGCATACTGCGGCAGAGGGGGTGCATGACGATTAATGAGGACACATGGGTATATTTTCTACATTGATAAAATTTTGTTGCCGGTATCCCCGGCATCTGTCAATGTATCGCACAAGAACATGAATGAGGTAATAAAGCTTATAAATGATGCAGAATTTAATCTGCTGAAACAGGAGGGGTTAAAAGAAATAAGTTTTAAGTTCATGATCCCCTCCCAACGATATCCTTTTGCCAGATATCTTGGATTTTATCAGAAACCGAGTTACTTCCTGGACAAACTTAAAAATCTAAAAAAAA